ATATAGAATTGTGGGCAAAACAAGGGGTATTAATGTTAAATGCTTCTCTAACCGTTAGAGAAAAAACACCTGAAAGTCATATGAAATTTTGGGAACCTTATACTGCATCTATTATAGAATATTTAAATACATTTGGACAGGATATTGTATTTGTTGCTTGGGGTGCTTTTGCTTTAAAACAACTAGAAAATGTAAATACTGAAAAACATACGCTTCTTGTATCGTCACATCCAAGTCCTCTTGGTGCAAATCGTGGTTTGAGAAATTATCCGGCATTTATAGGGTCAGATGTATTTAATAAAATTAACTCGGCATTAACTGATAAGGGTATACCCGCCATCATTTGGTAACTGAAAAAATGTTTTTAAAAATGTTTTTTTAAAATTTTTAAGGTTAAATTATAATGAATTAAATTGAATTAAATAAATAACTATAATAAAAAAGTTATTGAAAATATTTTAAAATCTATAAAAGAAAAAAAAGATATATCTTATATGGAAAAAATTATTCATGCACAAAAAACCCAATATTATGGAATTAATGATCCTGATAAATTATTAGAAGATATTAATAATAATCTTAAGCCTAAAAATGAAGAAAAAAAAGAAAGAGGTGAAGTATTTACCCCTATTAGTCTTGTTAAGGAGATGTTAAATAAACTTCCGTCTAGTGTATGGAATAATCCTGATTTAAAATGGTTAGACCCCGCAGTTGGTATAGGTAATTATCCTATTATAGTATACCTTAATTTAATGAAAGGTTTAGAAGTGTGGGAACCCGATGAAGAAAAGAGAAAAAAACATATATTGGAAAATATGTTATATATGGTTGAAATTAGTGATAAAAGCATATTAATTTTGAACAAAATATTTTGTGGAATTGATGGTGGAGGTATTTATAAAATAAATATTCACGCGGAGTCATTTTTAGAAGATAAATATAATGATAAATTTGATATTATTATAGGAAATCCACCTTATAATCATGGAGGTGTGGCAAAGGGCGGTGGTCCTCTTTGGCCACAATTTGTACATAAATCTTTAGAATTATTGAATGATGATGGATATCTTTGTATGATACATCCCCCTGGGTGGAGGAAACCTATAGGTGAAAGAGCTTCAGCAGGGGATATATGGAATAAATTTAAAAAATATAATTTAATATATCTTAAAATAGATGATACAAAAATTAAACATTTTCCAAGAGTAGATTACTATGTATTACATAAATCTGATAATAAAACTGAAACACACATTGATAATAGTTTTGAAAATAATACTTTTAATGGTAGACTTAATATACATGAACTCTCATTGATCCCCCACTTTGTAAATAAAGATGTGTTATCTGTATTTAATAAATTATTTAATAAATCTGGTGATAAATTTTATATAATTAGAAATCAAAGTTTTAAACCAGCATCAAAAGATAACGAGATTACAATAGGAAAACCTCATGCACATATGTGGAAGGTCGAATCAAACGATTATGTCATTATTTATAAAAATTACAGTGATATAGATTTCAATAAAATTAATAAAGATAATTACTTCAACAAAAAAAAAATAGTTATGACTTATAATGCACCAAATAAATCTGCAAATTTATATCCTAAATATTATGATTCAATGGTTGGTACAACAGCTAATACAATGTATCAAATTATTGAAGAAAGTGATAATAAAAATAATATAATGTTCTTATTGAATAGTAAATTAATACATTGTATATTGAAATTAACCCAGTATAGTGAAGCACCAAATAAAAAAAATGAATTTAAAATTTTAAATATGATTACAAAACCCAATGAAGGAATTATTAATAATGAAGAAGAATTATATAAATTTTATGGAATATCTAGTAACGAACAAAAAATTATTGAAAAATTAGTGGAAAATTCTTATATGAAAAAATCTAACCCAAGAAATAATTCTGTAATATTAAATAAAACTATTAAAAAAGAAAAAAAAGACGACCCACCATCTAAAGCAACTACATTAAAAAAATCTATCAATGAATTTAAGCAACCTGAAGAAACTGACCCTAAATACCAAAAAAAATATGAAGAATGCATAAAACAGGGAAAATTATGGAATCTGCAAACAAAAAGATGTATTGTTGATAATGAACATAATAGAAGAAAACTTACCATAAAAAAAAAAGATTCTCCAAAATCTAATACAAGTGTAAAAATAAAAAAATAATTCAAAAATATGTTTAAAAATTATTTTTTTATTTTTAAGATTAAATCAGTTCTTCAAACTTAAGAATTTTATTTAATATTGCATAAACAAAGTCGTCTTTATTACCCTTGGTTTTTAATTCCATTTCTTTACACTTTCCTTTAAGTTCCCGTAACTTTAAATCATTCATTTCATTAATTATACTGTGAATATTAGATTTATATGAATTATCATTTTGGTATTTAGATATTTTTAAATTCTCTCTATCCTTTATAATTTCATCAATTAAACCGTCATAAGGTCCATATATTCGGTTGCGTGGATTGTCTTCAGATTCACATTGATCAAATTGGGCACTATATATCTTTAATTTAACTAAATATTTATGACTTTCATTATTAGTAAATTGATAAAAAGTCCATATTTCGCCCATTACTTTACTGCTTATTACCTTTGATATTTTATAACCGGTCGTTCTTAATTCTTCAAAACGATCAGAATAATATTCTACTGCAATATTAATTAAATCTTTTTGTGGTGTTTCTGATATTTTAAATAACGGAAATTTTGGTAATGTTGCCATATAAATAATGTTTATAACTATGTTTATAACTATATTTATAAATAATAATTATAGTTATATTCATTTTCAATTTTATTGGTTGTAAAGATATTTTATTTTTACCTTTTTTGTTTTTTACCTTTTTTGTTTTTTACCTTTTTTGTTTTTTTACTCTTTTTATTTTTTTTAATTTTTCTTCTTTTACTATATATTTTTTTATATTTTCCACCAACATTACTGTTACTTTTTACAGATGTCGCGTTTGCTATACTTTCTACAGGTGTCGCGTTTGCTATACCGTCTTGCTTCACTGCTAGTAACAACAGTTGGGCTGTAATATTAGCCATTAGTTCTGATGCTTCGTTTGATATAACCCTATTTTCTTTATTCATTTCACCGAACTCTTCTATCAGTTTTTGTTGTTCATTTTTGTCTTTCACGTCTTGATTCCACCGCACCTCATTTTTGAAATTATTTAATTTACCACGTAAAACTTCATATTTTGTTAAAATTTCTAATACTGCCTTTATATTAGTATCAATTAATGGTTGTAATATTTTCGTTTTAAAATCATCTTTCTCCTTATCCCTTTTGATCCTTTGCGTCTTAGCACTACTTGGTCTAAAAATATATTCTTTAAAGTGTGGTGAACGCTCCGTGAGATGTTGTTTAATTTCATCTTTGTGTTCTTCATAAATATTTTCAATAGTCTTAAACTTCGTTATTTGTCTTATACTATCGTTTACTAATTTTATTAATAACCTAACATTTTCAGCTATTTCACTCTTGAATAAAATATGGTTGGGTTTTGGTGAAATTGTTAAGTCAGTTACTTTTGATAACACATTAAAAATTCCGTTCATAACGTTCATCGATAAGATAATTGCTTGTTTAGTTGTGTCTACGACAGCGTTTGTACTCTTTAAAACATTACTCATTACGTCTTTTGTCGTCTTCGCTGTATCTTCGGTGATTTTTCCGGTTGCTTCTATCACCTCCTTAGCTGCTTGACTAGTGGTATTCACAGTAGTAGTTGTTAGTTGCGCCGCGGCATTAACACTAGTGGTTGCTATAGCTGTCGCGCCGCTAACAGTTTTATCAGTTACATCTGCTACCCCTTCCGCCGCCGTAAGTACAGTACCCATTGGTCTAGTTAAAACAACATTCATAATCTTTGCCAAAGTTAGAGACATTGTATTTGCGGTAGCACTTGCTATTCCTGGAAGAGACTCTTCACTCTCTCCACCATAATATATTTTACGAGTTATATTATTTTTTAATTTCTTTTTAATATTATATCTTTTTGTTTTTTTACGCATTGTATATATTAAGAAAAGATATTTATAATTATGATAAATTTATTATAATTATAATTTTTAAACATATTTTTAATTTAAATGTAGGTAAATAAAAGGTAAATTTGTTTACCAGCTGGAAAATCCACCCATTCCTTCATTTGCTGCCATTGGTTCGAATTGCGGTACAGCCGCGTTTTCTAATGGTGTTGGGTTTTGCTCATACATACTGTTAAAGTCAGGTGACTGCATTTGTGGTGCCCCTTGTTGCATTTGTGGTGGTGGAGGCATTACCATTCCACCTGGTGGTAATAATTGACTGCTTGAAATTGGTTGACTTACCTTAACTACACCACCTTGTTGTCCATTTTGTCCTTGTTGTTGTACTTCTGGTTGCTTACCGTAATATAAATCTAATACACGTTCAAATAATATATTTACTTTCTCACCTATTTTGGTTTGGAAACTGAGTATGATAACTAAGAATGGTAATACGAATGTTAAAATATTAACATCAGAGTAATCACTCTTGCTGATAGTTGGTATAAATGTAACTATTCTGTGTACTAAATAAATACCAACAAATATTAATATTAATTGACCTATTATTTCTGCTAAAACAGTTACGTTTCCTTTCTCTTCATCTGCTTCAGGAATAAATTGTTGGACTGCTTTATTTAAAATAATTATTGGTATTATTGCTAAAATAACATATTGGAGAATATTAGATACTTCATCTTGGGTTTCCTTATCGAATTTAAATACATATTTGAAGAAGTTTTTCTCTTCAATTGCGCCTCCTACTAATGATTCACTTGTAGATTCCATATATTATGATATAATTTATAGGAAGAAATTAAAATTGATGTTAATTTATTAATTTTAATTTAATTAAAGTATTTTGTGAATTGTATAAATCAAATAGTATAAATCAAATAATATAAATAAATAAAATAAGATAAGATATAGATGATGGAAATGTTTATGTTGTCGCAACATGAAGAATTACAATATTTGAATTTGATTAATGAAATAATCAATAACGGGACATTTGAAGAGGGTAGAAATGGTAAAACAAAAATGATATTCGGTGCGAGTATGAAATTTGATCTAACTGATAAAAAGGTACCCGTTTTGACTACTAAAAAGGTTGCGTGGAAAACTTGTTTGCGTGAACTATTGTGGTTTGTTAAAGGTGATACCGATAATAAACACCTAAAGGAACAAGGTGTAAAAATATGGAATGAAAATGCGTCGCGAGAGTTTCTTGATTCGCGTGGTCTTACTGACTTACGTGAAGATGATTTGGGTCCGGTATACGGTCATCAGTGGAGGTTCTTTAATGCTCCTTATACATCTTGTGATGAGGATTATACAGGTAAGGGAGTAGATCAACTTCAGTATATTATAGATTGTCTAAAAGACCCTAAACAACGTACATCAAGAAGACTTGTTATGAGTGCGTGGAATCCTAATCAGTTGGATGAAATGGCTCTACCGCCTTGCCACGTTCTATGTCAGTTTAATGTTAGAGAGGGTAAATATTTAAGTTGTGCTTTGTATCAACGAAGTGGAGATGTTGGTTTAGGAGTACCGTTTAATATCGCATCTTATAGTTTCTTAACTCATATATTGGCGAAACATTGCGATTTAGAAGCAGATAAGTTTGTTTATTTCTTGGGAAATGCTCATATTTACGATAATCATATTGAAATGCTTCAGGAACAGGTTAAACGCAGTCCAAGTTATTTTCCAACATTTGAAGTTAAAAATAAATACGAAAATATCGATGATTATAAGATAGAAGATTTTGAATTAGTTAATTATAATCCACAGGAAACTATTAAAATGGAAATGCGGAAATAGTTTAAAAATACATTACAATATTAATTATATAATAGTTTTTTTTAATGTCAGCAGGATTAGCAGCAGCAAAAAGAAGAAGAGCACCCGGTATGGGAAGCGAAATTGGTCCTGGTTCTCAACAACCTTTGGGTAGACCTGGTTCAAGTCCAGGTGCAGGACAATCGCAGGCATCAGCACTTTCTATACCTCAGGCAATTAGCATGATGGGTAGCCGTATTGGAAGTTTAGAAAATTTTACTAAAACAAATTTAGAAGAAGTAGAAAAGAAATTTAAAGAACAAGATACTTTTATTGTTGAAAATATAGGAAATGTTCCCGATGTAGAACAAATAAACAAGGCTTTTACCGATATTGATACTAGGTTAGCTACTTGTGAAGAGAAATTGGAAACATCAAATCTATCTAAATCAAACATATCTTTACCAACATCATCTTTACCACAATCCTCTCTACAAACTTTGCGGGAAGACGCCTCAGAAAATAATAATTCTACCGTATTAGCACATATACCTGAAACTATTTCTCGTGATTTAAATAGTTTAAAGATTAAGATAGGATGGTTAGATAAACAAGTTGAGAAGTATAATTTTTTAGATGGTGAAGTTAGTAGATTAAAAAAGAAGGTAGATGGTCTTACTGATATAGAGAAAACATTAGAGACAAAAATACAGGCAAAAATGGAAAAACTTATTGAAGAAAAAATACAAACAAATGTTGATAGTAAAGTTACTGGTAAACTATATGAAATAACAGATAAGGTAAATAAAATACAGATTAAATTATTAGATGAAAAGCGAAATGCTTACAAGAAAAGGGATATACAACCCACAGTTGTATCTGAACTCGAACCTGAACCTTTACCTGAACCCGAACCTTTACCTGAACCCGAACCTTTACCTGAACCTGAACCTTTACCCGAACCTGAACCCAAACCCGAACCCGAACCTGAACCTGAACCTGTATCTACAACTTTTACTCCAATTATTAATACTATTAAAGAAAATGAATCTAGTAATGATGAAAGTAATGATGAAAGTAATGATGAAAGTAATGATGAAAGCAATGATGAAAGCAATGATGAAAGCAATGACGAAAGTAATGATGAAGAAGAGCCAGTTGCAGAAGAGCCAGTTGCAGAAGAGCCAGTTGCAGAAGAACCAGTTGCAGAAGAACCAGTTGCAGAAGAGCCAGTTGCAGAAGAACCAGTTGCAGAAGAGCCAATTGAAGAAGAACCAATTGAAGAAGACCCAATTGAAGAAGAACCAATTGAAGAAGAACCAATTGAAGAAGAGATTGAAGAACCTATTGAAGAAGAGGTTCCTGAACAACCTATTTCAAATCCATTTGAAAATAATCCCTTTACAGAAAAAAATGGCGACCGTCTTAATAAAATAAGTATACAAGATGCTATTAAAAATATAGATACAGCAACTATTGAAGAAACAACTATTGAGGGAACTCTAGATATTGCAAATATAACTGATAATATAAATGATAATATAACATTAAAAATAAATGAAACAAGGGATATAGATAATATTAATGAAACGCCACAAGTTAGTGATAATAAGAAGGATAATAAGGATAAGAAGGATAATAAGGATAAGAAGGATAAGAAGGATAAGAAAGATAAGAAGGATAAGAAGGATAAGAAGGATAAGAAGGGAAAAAAAAATAAGAATTAAATTGAAGTATAATAATTAATTAATAATAAGTTAAACAGTTAATTATTATAAATTACAATAAGATAAATACAAAGAATACATAAGTATGAAGATTACCATAAAGGATAAACAAAAGTGTGATATATTTGTTAACATATTCCAGTGTTTGAAATTATATTCTGAACATATTAATATCCACGTTACAAATGACAAATTTGTTACAAGTGGTCTTGATAGAAGTCATGTAAGTTTTTATGATCTTAATATTCACAAAGATTGGTTTGATGAGTATGAACTGGATGAATTTGAACAACCTGTAATAGGAATTAACAGTAACATTATGTTTAAGATTCTTCATACTAAGCAAGAAAATCAAACGCTATCTATGGAATATGCAGAAGGTGATGACCGATTAAAGTTATCATTTATATCCGAAGACATAAAAGATATCAATAATTTCTTTGAGATGCCTCTTGTAGATATAGATACTGATAATATACAGGTTCCAAAGAAGGAAGGTGAAGCAGAGTTTATTATACCTACTAAAAAGTTCTGTGTTGTTATGGAACAGTTAGGTATATTTGATGATGTATTTAGAATGATTTGCACAGATGAAGGAGTTAATTGTATTGTAGATGGAACAGAAGGTAAAATGGATATAGCTATGAGTTTAGACACTATGATTGAATATAGTATTGATGAAGATACTACTGTTGAAAATAACTATTCAACTAAACTAATAAACAAAGTATGCAATTTCAATAAGATATCTCCAAATATAAATCTGTCAATATGCAATAATTATCCAATTGAAATTAAATATTGTTTGGGTACAAGTGCAAGTGCTACAGAGACAGGTGCTGCAGATGGAGATGGTGATGAAGATGATAAAGCAAGTTATATGCGATTTCTAATAGCACCTCAAATAGATAATGATTAATAATGATTAATAAAATAATCGACAAATTTTTATTTGTTTTTTATTTAATTAAATTGAAAGTAAATAAATATATTATGTATACTTTATAATATAAATAATATATGTTTAAACAAGACAATCCTAAACGGAATAATAGTAACACATATAAACGATATGATGTATATAAATCAGCAAAAGATGAAACAGAATATTTTGCTATTTGGAATAAATCAAAAAAAGATAAGGTAGATGGTTTCGAATGCACAAGTAATGCAAAAGCAGACTTATCATATGATATGAAAAAAGGATATGTTATTATAGGGGTAGAATCTACAATTGCTGATAACAATAACGAAGATAACAATAATGAAGATAACAATAACGAAGATAACAATAATGAAGATAACAATAACAATAACGAAGATAACAATAACGAAGATAACAATAACGAATATAATATTAAAAATTCAGAGGGGCTAACATT